AGCAATTAGAAAAAGAATGGAAGGACTAAAAGTGGAGTGGAAATTAGAAACGCACGACCAAGATTTTAAATATATGTTGACCAAGACCAAATATGGTCACGACACTACCGATAAACATCAACTAACCTTTTTTGCCTTAGCGATGAGCATAGGTGCTAAACGAATACTTGAACTTGGTGTTAGAGATGGAAATTCAACAATGCCTTGGATCCTAGCGGCAAGAGAACTAGGAGGATCAGTTCATTCTGTAGATTTAGAACCAACGAGTTGGAAGTGCCCAGAATTAGCTAAAGATTATTGGACCTTTACGCAGAGCGATGCTATTAAATTTTTAGAAGATTGTGTAGATCGTGGTGAACAATATGATTTGATCTATGTTGATGATTGGCATTCGTACGCACATGTTAAACGAGAGATTGAATTAATTGAACACATGATTACTCCTAGTGGATTAGTGTTATTACACGATTTAATGTATAATAACAGTCAACCCGATTACCACATGGAATTAGAAACTAAAGATGCCCAATGGGCAGAGGGCGGCCCATACCGTGCTGTAGCAGAATTAAATCCCGAAATTTGGGAATATTCAACTATTCCATCAAATCATGGAATGACCATATTGCGTAAAAAAAGCAAAACTATAAGGACTGTGTTTTGAAATATTTAATATTAGGCTCTGCAGGACAACTTGGATTAGCATTATGCAAATATTTGCATGAGCAAGGCGAGACAGTATTCACTTACGATATTGCCGACGATATAAATCAAGACTTACGAATCGCTAACAATCCTGTGTTAGATCAACTGGTAAGAGACAGCGACTTTGTATTTTTTCTTTCCTGGGATGTAGGAGGTAGTGTATACCTCGCCAGATATCAAGATACCTTTGAATTTATACAAAATAATCTTAAGATCATTACCAATACTTTCGAAGTCTTACACAAATATAATAAACCATTTATATTTGCGTCGAGTCAAATGGCTAATATGAGCTATAGTAGCTACGGGTTAACTAAAAGCATTGGAGAAAAAATTTCTAGTGTATTAAATGGTATCATTGTTAAATTTTGGAATGTGTATGGAGTTGAACACGATCCTGAAAAAACTCATGCTATTACAGATTTTATTAATAAGGCAAAAAACACCGGCGTTATCGATATGCGTACCGACGGAACTGAAAGTCGACAGATGCTTCATGCCACAGATTGTTCTGAATGTTTATATACACTTAGCAAAAAATATAATGAATTACCGAGAGATCAAGAATATCATATAACTAGCTTTGAATGGACGACTATGCTAGACATTGCTAACATGATTGCTGGACATTTTCCCGGAACTGTAGTTAAACCTGCTGAAGTAAAAGATACGGTACAACGAGATAAGAAGAATGAAGCTGATAAAACTATACTTAATTATTGGCAACCAAAAATTTCTCTGGCAGAAGGTATTAAAAATATAATAGACGAAATGGATAAATGATGGCGATTGGTAAAGATTTTTGGGAAGGACATCACGAAAGAAATACAGGCTGGCTCACAGGAACCAGTTTTACTGATTTACTCAAACAATTTTCGTTAACTCTAGATGATATACAAAATAAAAAAGTATTAGAGATTGGAGTAGGTCGTGGACATTGTACTGAAAGTTTTAGCAATTTTGCCAGTGAATTATACTGTTGTGATATATCCGAAACAGGTTTAGAAAAAGTAAAAAAATGGGCAAAACAAGTATATCAAACTTCTGACATTACTTCAATACCGCCAGTTGATTTGGCTGTGAGTCATTTAGTTTTTGTTCATTGCACCGATGATGAAATTCTAAGAATTATTAATGGTGTAAATTTGACCGAAGGTGGAAGATTTATTTTTCAATGCTCTGGTTTAAAAAATGGTATACTAACTGATAAAGACAAGGAAATTCTAGTCAACGACGGTAGTCATTTTTTCAGAAGTCCCAAAGAAGTCGAAGATATAGTTTCTCGCAGTAATAAAAAAATAGTTAAAATATCCGAACCTACTGATATTCTACATGCAGGCTGGTTTGATCATGAATGGTATTATGTAACTGTTCAAAATAAAATATAGGTCTACCTAGGAAATCTGTATATATACAAGATAAAATTTTAAAGGATTATCAACAATGAAAAAAGTATTAGTTTGCGGCGCTGGTGGATTTATCGGCGGACATTTAGTTACTAGCCTTAAAGAAAAAGGTTACTATGTTATTGGTGCAGATATCAAACAGCACGAATACAAAACAACTGATGCTGATGAATTTTATCAATACGATTTGCGTGAACAAGATTTAGTTCGTAAATTGGTAACTTCTGACATTGACGCTATCTATCAACTAGCTGCCGATATGGGCGGAGCTGGTTATGTATTCACTGGCGAAAATGATGCTAATATCATGCACAATTCTGCGTTAATTAATCTTAATATTCTTGAAGCCATGGTTAAGACTGGTGTTAAGAATGTATTCTATTCTAGTTCTGCTTGTATGTATCCTAGCCATAATCAAGAAGATCCTAATAATCCTTTGTTAAGTGAAGATTCAGCTTATCCTGCTAATCCAGATTCTGAATACGGTTGGGAAAAACTATTCAGTGAGCGAGTGTTTATGGCATTTGCTAAGAATTATGGTATTCGTGCTCGCATTGCTCGTTTCCATAATATCTTCGGTCCATTGGGTTCATGGAAAGATGGCAAGGAAAAAGCACCTGCAGCCTTATGTCGTAAAGTAGCTCAAAGTAATGGCGAAGTGGAAGTGTGGGGTCCTGGTGTCCAGACTCGTAGCTTCTTGTTTATTGAAGAGTGTATCGAGGGTATTCATCGCATTATGGAAAGTGATTGCAATTTTCCACTTAATTTGGGCAGTGAGCGTATGATTAGCATTAATGATCTTGCGTTGTTAGTTGCTCAACTTGCCGGTAAGGATATTACTATCAAAAATATTCCGGGTCCAATGGGTGTTATGGGCCGCAATAGCCATAACAAATTAATCAAAGAAACAATCGGTTGGGCTCCAAAGGACAATCTGGAATATGGTTTAGAGAAAACTTACGCCTGGATTAGCGAACAATTAAAAAAGTAATTGTTGACTGTTTGTTATAAATCTTGTATAATATATAGATGAAAAAGATATATTATACTTGGCAAGATATCGAAAATCAAACACAAGAAGTCCTGCGTAAAATTCAGTTAGACGATTGGCGCCCAGACTATGTTGTAGGTCTTACTCGCGGTGGGTTGGTTCCGGCTAATCTTATTAGCCAATACTTAGAAGTTCCAATGGAAACTCTTAAAGTGAGCTTGCGTGATGCCGACATGTATCATCCTCCAGAAAGTAATCTATGGATGGCCGAAGATGCGCTTGGATATAAGCAGGAAATTCCTAAGAACATTCTTATTGTCGACGATATTAATGATAGTGGTGCTACACTCAATTGGATCAAAGAAGATTGGCAAAGTAGTTGTTTTCCTAACGAGCCTCACTGGAACTTTGTTTGGAGTAATAATGTCCGTGTTGCCGTTTTAGTAGACAACGAAGCAAGTGCCAGTGAATTAAAAATAAGTTATTCGGCCGTTGACCTAAATAAGGCTGAAGAAGATTGTTGGATTGTATTTCCTTGGGAAGACTGGTGGACTAGATGATACTCGAACTTATCGGAACATGGATGGTCATAGGCTTTTTTACAGCAATCGGATGGGGTGCTGCCGATAAAGCAGTAGTAGAGCCATATGTTCGTCCAGCAATAGCAAAAGCTCAACAAACAGAAACTAAAACCGAAGAACCTAAAAATGAAAATCAAAGTAAGTGAATTATTTTATAGTTTACAAGGCGAGGGTCGCTTTGTAGGTGTACCTAGTGTGTTCCTAAGAACATATGGTTGTAACTTTACCTGTGCAGGATTTGGTTGCAAGCCAGGCGAAAAGTCTACCGGCGCCGACGATGTGGCTGAAGTAGTTCATATGTATAATAACTTTTTAGACTTGCCACTTGTGGAAACAGGATGTGATAGTTACGCAAGTTGGCATCCAGCATTTAAACATTTAAGTCCTACATATACTACAGAAGAACTCGTGGATAAAATGTTAGCGTTAACTCCTAACAATATGTGGAAACAAAATAATGGCAACGATGTTCACTTGGTAATCACAGGTGGTGAACCATTATTGGGTTGGCAACGAGCTTATGCTGAATTGTTAAGTCATCCCAAGATGGCCGACTTGAAGAATATTACCTTTGAAACCAACGGCACTCAAGAACTACATGCAGACTTTAGTGACTACTTATTGGAGTGGAGTAAGGAACCGGGTCGTGAAGTAACATTCAGTGTCAGTGCCAAGTTAAGCGCAAGTGGTGAATCGTGGGATGATGCTATTTGCCCAGAAGTTGTTACAAGCTATCAAACATACGGACACACTTATCTTAAGTTTGTTGTTGAAACCGAAGAGCATGTCGACGAAGCAGTTCGTGCTGTAAATGAATTTAGAGCTGGCGGATTTACTGGATCGGTATATCTTATGCCGGTCGGAGGAACACTAAACCCATATGAACAGAATTTGCGTATCATAGCTGATATTTGTGTAGAAAGAGGATTTAATTTAAGTCCGAGACTTCATTGTTCTATTTGGGGTAACGGTTGGGCTAGATAATAATATTTCCCCATTAACTGCTAAATAAATACATTATAGCAAAGAATGGGGGACTAATGACCAATCCTAAAAATAAACACTCTGAAGAAGATTTTTTGAATAAAGTAAAAGAGGTTAATCCTACTATTAAAATTTTAGGAGCATATACCGGAGTTGAAAACAAGATCGAAATTGAATGTAAACATAATGGATCAAATTCTGTTTATGCATATACTTTATTAAAACCTAGAACTTGTTGTCGAAAAGCATACCACGAAAATAGAATACCAACTTTAAAAAAAGATATCAATGATCGCAAGATAGAAATTACAAAAATATTTGGTGAAAATGTCGATGTTAGCAACATATCATTTGATGTAGTCGATCGTGCAAAAATATTAGGACTTATATGTAAAGAACACGGCGTATTTGACCAATGGATGGGATCATTATTAAAAAATATTGGATGTACTCATTGTAGTCTAATTAGAGCAAGGCCTGATAGAATTAAAAATGCCAAGGCTATGCGTAAAAGAGCATTAGATAAAGGAAAAGCTCGTTTTGTTTCTGCAGGCGAAACTAAATGGTTAGATTCGTTGGAAGTACCAGTTAGACAGAAGTGGTTAGATGATGTAAAATATAGTGTAGATGGATATGACCCTTTTTCTAATACAGTATATTTGTATCACGGAAGATTTTGGCACGGCTGTTTAGAGACATATAACCCAGACGATATACATCCAATATTAAAAGTTAAAATGAAACAGTTAAACGAACAAACGTTGATTTGGGAAAAGAAAATCAAGGATGCAGGATATAACTTAGTAGTACAATGGGGCAAGTGAAAGTAAAATACGGAATGTTCCCACAAGGATTATACAATATCAATCATATGCCAATACCAGAAAGTATCATAATTGCTATGCCAGATGACTATAGTGAAGAACGTTTCTTAGAACGTGCTACAACAGAATTTAAATGGGTAATATGGCCTAGGCGTTGTCACGTTAGCAATAAATGGTTATGGCTTACATTAGCGTATCGTGCCGATTATGTTATTACAGGACCAGGCGATCCAGCTGTATGGACACGCTGGTATAGCCCTACAGAATTTATAATATTACAATTAAAAGGATATACAAATGACAACATTTACAACTGAAGATAGACTAGCAGTTAGACCATTACAAGATCGAATTACAGATTGGATCAAAGATTATGCCGAAGCGGCTAACATGAAAAATTTAGTTGTGGGTATCAGCGGAGGTATTGACAGTGCAGTAGTTAGCGCATTATGCGCCCGCACAGGAATCAATACTATTGTAGTTACTATGCCAATAAGACAAAGACCTGAACTTCATGATTTGAGCATGCGCCATGGACAGTGGTTAACTCAAAATTTTGGAAATGTATTCCACGAAGTTGTTGATTTAACTGCAACCTTTGATCAATTTGAAACTGCTATGCTTACTTGCAATAGCAAATATGACAATCTATTAGGATTGGCTAACAGCCGTGCTAGATTGCGTATGACCACGCTGTATCAAATTGCACAAAGTCGTCAAGGATTAGTGGTAGGCACAGGGAACAAGGTAGAAGATTTTGGTGTAGGCTTTTATACCAAATATGGCGACGGTGGTGTGGATATCAGTCCTATTGGCGACTGCTACAAAACAGAAGTGTGGCAAATGGGCCGCGAGTTGGGCATACTACAAGATATCATTGATGCGGCTCCAACAGATGGCCTATGGGATGATGGTCGCACAGATCAAGATCAATTAGGTGGACTTAGCTACGCTGAATTAGAACTAGCCATGCAACAAGACAATCACGAATTGCCTATTGCCACAGATGAACAGCAGGAAAATGTTAAAAAATATCGCGCTATTCGTAGTCGTAGTTTGCACAAGATGAACCCTATTCCTGTATTTAAAAAATAATATGAAAAAAATAGGATTCATTGGTATTGGTAAACTAGGTCTAGATTGTGCCGAAGTATTCGCTGAACAGTACGAAGTTCGCGGGTACGACATTTATCCCCGACAAAGTGATACAGTAAAAGTATGTAATATCAACGAAGTAGTTAACGAAAGCGAATGGATTTTTATTGCGGTTCCAACACCACACGCAGAAGGATATGATGGTTCGGTTCCGTCTAGTCATATGACACCAAAAGATTTTAATCATGACGCTGTCATTGATGCCATTGATAATGTAAACAAATATGCTACTGGTCCTAAAAAAGTAGTATTAATTTCTACAGTATTACCAGGAACTACTCGTAAAAAATTTGTTACTAGATTAAACAAAGAACATCAATTTCTGTATAATCCCTATCTAATTGCTATGGGATCTACTAAATGGGACATGGTTAATCCTGAAATGATTATGATTGGTACCGAAGATGGTAACCAAGATACTCTAGCCGGGGAACTTATAGCACTATATCGTCCTATGATGAAAAACAATCCAAGAATTGTTATCGGTACTTGGGATGAATGTGAAGCAATCAAAATTTTCTATAATACATTTATTTCAGCCAAAGTTGGTATCGTCAACATGATTCAAGATTTTGCTATGAAAATTGGTAACATTAATGTTGATGTAGTAACCGATGCTTTAGCACACTCTACTATGCGTATCATGGGTCCTAAATATATGACTGCTGGCATGGGCGACGCAGGTGCTTGCCATCCTAGAGATAATATAGCATTACGCTGGTTAGCCCAAGAATATGAAGTAGGATATGATATGTTTGATACTATTATGTCTGCTCGAGAAGTGCAAGCCAGAAATTTAGCAGAATTTTTAATTGCTCAAGCCGCCGAATCTGGTCTACCGATTATTATTCATGGTAAATCATATAAACCCGATGTACCTTACTGTATTGGCAGTTATTCAACTTTAATTGGGCATTACATTAATTGGGCAGGGCATAAAGTCCATTATGTTGATCCGCTAGCCGATGATTCTAAGGATGTAATTCCTGGTACCGATCAGGCTGCAGTAGTACTACTAGCACATAATAGGCATGTAACCTATGGTTATACCGGACAAGCTGATAATGATGGATTTTATTATAACATTGCAAATGGATCGATAATTGTCGATCCGTGGCGTAAATTACCTGTTGACATTCCGGGAGTCAAGGTAGTACACTATGGAAATACAAGGAAATAGATTATGAAATTTTTTGATCGATTTAAGAAGAAAAAACCCAAGGTTGTCAAGGAACAACCAAAAACAACTACAAAGACTGAAAAAGAAATTGCTACAGAGAAAGGGTTACCATATGTTAACATCCTTAGCATGGATGTTAATCCTGATGATATCAGTAATGGTGCCTTTGAATTAGATTGGAATGATAAATTTATTGCCGATTTAGTCCGCCATGGTTATATGATGGATCCTAAAGATACTGATGCTGATATTGTAGATCGTTGGTTTACTGCTGTATGCCGTAATGTTGTCTTAGAAACCTGGGAACAATACGAAGCAATGAAAACCGATCCAGAACGCGATCGTTTTGTTAAAACTCGTAACATTGGCGATGGTAGATCTGAAGTTAGTTAATAAGTTCAATATATGACCATTCTATATGTTAACGGTGATAGTCATACCGCAGGAGCTGAGGCCGTAAATTCGCATGCGTTTGCCGAAGACGATGGCCAATATTTTTATTTAGGTCGTGCGCCACATCCAGAAAACTTATCAGTTAGCTGGGGTAAACTATTGAGTCTGGCTTTACAAAGTGGGTTCCATTGTGATGCAGAGAGTGCCAGCTCAAATGCTAGAATACTGCGAACTACTCGCGCTTGGTTAAATGAGAGAAAAAATAATATTGATAATGTAATAGTCATTATTCAGTGGAGCACTTGGGAAAGAGAAGAATGGGAATACAACGGTATTACCTATCAAGTCAATGCTAGTGGTACTGATCATGTTCCAGCAGAAGCAGTCGATAGATATCGTGATTATATAATTAATCTTAACTGGGAACAAAAAACTCAAGAAGCATATAATAATATTTGGCAATTACACCAAGAGCTTCTTAATAAAAATATTCCACATATATTCTTTAATGGTAATAATGATTTTTCTGCTATTAAAGATCAAAAAGATTGGGGTATTAATTATATCGGGCCATACGATCCCTTGGCTACTTTTAATAACCAAATTCGAAATGCAGGATTTGAAACAGTAACACCCGATTCATACCATTTTGGTAAAGATGCTCATGCATGGTGGTTTAGATCAATTCTTAATTACATCATTGAAAATAAATTTATTTGACTATTGAAATAATTTCTGCTATAATTGTAGTATGAAATATGTTCTAATTGATACTGCTAATATGTTCTTTCGCGCCAGACATGGTGCGTTCCGTGCCGCAGACACGTGGGAAAAGATTGGATTTGCTTTACACATTACCTTAATGGCCGCCAATAAAGTAGCCCGCAGATTTGAAGCAGATCATGTGGTATTTGCCCTAGAAGGTCGTAGCTGGCGCAAAGACATGTACAAACCCTATAAAAATAACCGTGCTGTAGCCCGTGCCGCACTCACAGAAGCAGAACAAGACGAAGATAAAATGTTCTGGGAAACCTATGATAATTTGACTAAATACTTGAGCGATAAGACTAACTGTAGCGTTATTAAATGTCCTACCGCAGAAGGCGACGATATCATTGCTCGCTGGATTGCACTTCACCCATACGACGAACATGTTATTATCAGCAGTGATACTGATTTTGTTCAATTAGTAGCACCAAATGTCAAACAGTATAATGGAATTACAGACGAACTTATTACAATCGAAGGAATCTTTGATGCCAAAGGTAAACCAGTTATTGACAAGAAAAGCAAGGAGCCTAAAACTGTTCCTGATCCGCAGTGGCTTCTCTTCGAGAAGTGTATGCGAGGCGACTCGAGCGATAATGTCTTCTCGGCATTCCCTGGCGTTCGGACGAAAGGCACAAAAAACAAAGTTGGCTTACAGGAAGCGTATGCTGATAAAGACAAAAAAGGATATAACTGGAACAATATGATGTTACAACGCTGGACAGATCCAGACGGTGCAGAACATAGAGTTTTAGATGATTATGAGCGTAACAAAACATTAATTGATTTAACTGCACAACCCGACGAAGTTAAGGAAGTAGTCGATTCTGCTATCCGTGAACAAATTAGTCACAAGGATGTAGGACAAGTTGGTGTTAGATTTATGCAATTTTGTGGCAAGTATGAATTAAACAAATGCAGTGAATCAGCAGAAAGTTTTGGACGCTGGATGAACGAAACTTACAAGGGTATTTTAAATGACCACGCTTAAAGAACATTTAATTATGTGGCCTATTTTAATATTTTTAGGGTTGGCTATGTTTGCATTACTGTACGGTATTCATGATTGGATGCCAGCACAATCAATGTATAACTGTAGTATTGCTGAGATAAGCTCCGACTTTACACCAGCAATGAAAGAAGAATGTAGGAAATTAAGGAGTAACAAATGACATTAATAGCTCTACCAGTAATTGATAAACAATATTGGATTTTAAAAGAAAACGATCGTAAGGTCGGAAATGTGGAAGCCTGTGCCGGTGGATATCAAGTAAAAATTAATAATCAAATTGCACAGTATAAAACCATCAAGATGGTTGAAAGAAACATTGATATACACTTTGAACCACTATCTAAAAAAGAAAAACAACAACCTACTAATGTAGTTCATGGTTATCCTGTGGCAGGTCGTATGTATAATCCTATGTGGGATGTCCCACAAAAATTACCAATCTATACAAAAACTAACAAAAGCAAATCGTGGTTTGCTGCTGGATGGTATCGTGTAAAGAAAGGCAGGAATTGGCAAGTATTACAAGGACCTAAGTTAATTATGTTACAACGATATCCATACCACGGCCCATATCAAACTATAGAGGAAGCTGAACAAAATGACTAATCCGTTTCGCGATCAAGAAAAATTTATGCGAGCCTGTGAGCAAACTGTAGGCGAAGAAAATATCAACCAGTACAATTTGTACTTAAAATTAATTAAAGAAGAAGTCGAAGAGCTCAACGATTCAACAACCCCGGTTGATGATCTCGACGCATTAATTGATATTTTAGTTGTCACTATTGGTGCTATCCATTCAATGGGTGCTGACCCCGAAGGAGCGTGGCGAGAAGTTATGTCAACAAACTTTGCTAAAATTGATAAAGTAACTGGCAAGGTTCGCAAGCGTGATGATGGCAAAGTCTTAAAACCTGTAGGTTGGACAGCTCCTGATTTAAAAAAATATTTAAATAGGAATCACCAATGAGCATATATTTGCAAAAGTTCGTAGATCGTGTTAGAGGGCTAGAAGCTCGGGGTGCAAAGGATCTTACTATGAGTATGGCTGATGCTAAAGACTTGCATGCTGATATTACTAGATTGTTAATTGACTTACAAAATCTACGTGAGAAAACCATGCTTAAAGATACCGGTGACGAAGTAATTACAATTAAAATGGATGGTGGAACATTCTAAATATATGTATATTTAAGTGGTAAATACATATTATGAGTCGACCTAAACCAACCGTATTAATTGAGCTAACTAACAAGTCTACTTACAAAACCGAACAGGTATTGTCTAGCGAAGGAGTCTGGGCAGTGTTCTACGACTCCAAGCCCATTAATCTTAAAACTAGTAATTTATTGGTACAGTATCCTGGACCAAAATACAAAAAAGTTTCATTTAGTAATCCTGGGCATGCCATCAATCTAGCTCGTAAGCTCAACACACAATTCAAAACTGATAAATTTACCGTTGTGTTATTAAAACAAGGTGATCGAGTTTATCCGTGATACCGGTATACTTTTCATATATGCCCGGTGCTGGCGGGAAATGTTTAATTAATTGTTTACATCTTTGCGATGGAATAATTTTTAACAGTTGGGATATAATTAAGGCAAAAGATAATTTTGATAATCATCAGATTACTAAAGATGAATATAATAAATTATTATTAAATAAAATTTTAAATACTGTTCCAAACATTAATAGCAACAGATGGTGGTGCGAGTATGAAATATATAATTTAATACCATCAAGCTCCGTTGATATTCCATTACATTCATATGCAGAAGAATTAAAAAACCTTAGCGGCTATTTACCAACAGTTGGTAACTATTTTGAGCAGATTATAAATTTTGAAAAATATCTAGGACGATCGACTAGAATTAAATTTTTTCCAACAATGAAATTCATTGATACCGCTATAAGAATCAAATGGGAATCTACCCCAGAAACCCCGAGCCCGTGCCTAGATCTAGATAGGTACCACGAATGGATTTGTCAAAGTAATTATATCGACTACGATATAATTTTAGATAATTACGATCCTCTTAATCCTGTTACCTTCTTAGAAGCTCTACACATCGTTGCTGATTATTTAAAAATAAATCTTAATTTACCACTCATAAATCAATATCTCTCTAAGTATAGAGAATACCACTTTTCTAAAATTAAAGAATTGAATATCACTTCTTACAATTAGTCTACTATGATTCGTAATAAGCGCCACCTTACAGAAGAACTAGTTAACCAACTCGATCCAGAATTGGGAATTACCATTGATAATGCTTGTCAAATTTGGTGGTATAATATTCGTGCCGGCGGTGGATTAAGGCTTACAGATATTGGCTACACAACATTTACTAAATTATTAAATCTTGAACATTATGATTATAATCTTGAACCATTTGATCTTGATTTAAGACTTATTATTGCAATGGATCGTAGGTTAACTCAACCATATTATATTGTATTTAAAAAGAAGATGCCTGTTCAAATTATCTTTTTTGGTAGTAAAGAAGCCATGATGGCCAATTTATATGGAAATATTAGAAAATTTATTGACAATTATTGATATTGAATAGGTTAAAGCAGAAGACTCCAATGATAAATAAATCATAAGGAACGTTATATGATTTGTCAATTTTGTAGTAAGCCTGCTAAAAGTTTAAATTCAAAAGTTCAACACGAGATTCGTTGCAAAGAAAATCCCAACAGTATTAAAGTTAAACCAAGTTATGGAATGCTTGGCAAAAAAGGAGCTAATCAATATACATATGGTGCAATAATGTCTCCTCAAACCAAAAATAAAATAAGCAAATCAACAACAGCACAGAACACTAAACGCTGGAGCGACCCAGAAAATAAAATTAAACATTCTATTGCAATGAAGAAAGCTGTCGAAAAAAACCCAGAATCATACTCGACGGCTAATCGTGGCAGGACTAAACAAATTATTATTGATGGTATTAAACTACAAGGACAATGGGAAGTTGATTTTTATAATTGGGCAAAGGCACAAGGATTAAACCCTAAACGACCTACTGAATCATTTCCTTACGAGTGGAACGGAACTCGATCATATTTTCCAGATTTTTATATAGAATCGTTGGATATGTACATAGAAGTCAAAGGCTACGAAACCGATCGGGACCGAGCTAAATGGTTGACATTTCCTAAGAAGCTTTGTATAATTAAAGAAGCTGAAATAAAGCAGATTAGACAAGGATGTTTTGTGGGCCTTTAGCTCAGTGGTAGAGCAGGGTCCTCATAAGACCTTGGTCGCTGGATCGTTCCCAGCAAGGCCCACCAAGCATCTTTCCCTCCAGACCCACCAGAACTAAATACCATTATGGAACAGAATAAAAAAGACCCAGTAAAACAGTTTTTTTACTCTGATAAAGAGTGGGACAGATTAGGATGTGGTCCATTGCCTGAAGAGCGTAAGCGTGAAAACTTCATTGATGCTCATGCAAAAGATAATCCTAAGATTGACAAAAATATTGTTAAAGGGTATAATTAAGGCATGTTAATAATTGCATACTTTATTATAGCCTGCATAGTTGTATATGGCCTAATCGAATTAAAAAATTGGTTAGATAATAACGAACAGTAAGAGTTTTCGAACTTTTACATAAAAGTTCGTGGTGGGTCGGATCAGAAGTAGTTGTAAAAGTATTCGTTGAAGGTAGAAGTATAGCGATCAAGACTCGGGTGCAACTCCCGAATGGTCCACCATAAGCATATTGCATAAAACCGGCTCACTCATCCGAGCGCAGGCAACCCAGTATGCTTTTGATGGGC